GAGCAACAAGAGTTTGACAAGGCTTTGGCTGTTGCTTATGAGGCGGGCTATCTATCCAGCATGAAAGGATTAGAGAACCCACTAGCATTCTTTAAGGTAGATAATTTAGTTATGCAGCAAACGTTAAACGAAGGTTGGATAAATGGAGAGAATTATTCTGATCGCATTTGGAAGAATAAAGAAAAACTAATAAATACACTGAACACTGAAATAAGAGATGGCTTGATACGAGGTAACAGCTACAAGAAGATGACTGATATTGTATCGAATCGAACTGGTGTAGGTGTGTACGAAACTAAACGATTAATCTTCACTGAATCAGCTTTTGTATTGAATGAAGCTAATGCTCAAGCGTTCATGGATGCCGGCATTTTAGAGTATGAGAATACAGCGGTAATGGATAGCCGAACTAGTCCTACATGCAGAGAAATGGACGGTAAAAGGTTTAAGTATTCTGAAAGAGTTGTCGGAATTAACGCTTCACCTTTTCATAGTTTTTGTAGAACTACTGCAATTCCTGTAGAAAATTAAAGGAGATGATTTCATGACATTATCAACAGTATTGTTGTACGGATTTTATTTGCTAGTATTTTCTCTATTTGTAGGATTAAGCATCGTCATCGTGGGTACGTGTATTAATGAGGTGCGCAAAAAGAACCCTCCCGACTACGAAGGGGAAAGGAAGTGATCCTAATCTTCCAACTAGTGGATGACTAGTCTTTGTATACTTAGAAGGTGGTGTCTAATGTTACCCAAAAAAATAAAGATTGCTGGTGTCAGTTACAAGATTGAAGAAAAGGAACTTTCTCCTTTGTCTGAGCTAGAAAGAGAAGATAGTTTCTTTCAAATGGGGTGGTGTATTAAACCCACTTCTACTATTCAAGTAAACAGTGTCATGAGCAAACAAAAAATACACCAAACTTTAATTCATGAAATGGTACATGCTTTAATGCAAGAAAGTGGATTAGATGCTAATTTAGAAAACGAGGAAGACATTACAAATAGATTAGCTTTAGTGCTATATCAAACGTTGAAAGATAATGATTTTAGTTTTATAAGAAAGTAGGTGGCAGCTTGAACGCTCTATGCGATAAATGCGGTAAAGAATACGAAGTTGAACTAAAAACTGCTAAATTACAAAACGGAGTAGAAAAGAATTACTTCACTTGTCAGCATTGTGGTGCTGAATACATCGGATTTTATACTGACAAAGAAATTAGAAGTGGCCAAAACTATATGAAGATTCTTTATCACAAGTTAAGAAATACCCATAACAAAAAGAAACGACTTTTGTTGATCAATGAGATTGAAGTGTTAGAAATCAGAATTAAGAACGGTATGAATCATTTGAAACAAAGTTTAACTAAGTAGTCACTCATTCGTGGGTGGCTATTTTATTGTCCACATCCGCGATTTAAGACGTTATAAACTGATTCGTGAGTAAATAGCCGTCCGGGCTTTAAACGAGAAGGAGTGCTGATTTATGAAAGAAGAACTATTAAAAATGAACTTACAATTCTTTGCTGAACAAGATGGCGGTTCAGAATATTCCGGAGCAGATGAGCAAGATTCAAGCCAGCAAGATGATGCAGGTTCAAATGAGCAACAAGAAGAAATGATTCCTAAATC